CGAATCCGACGATTCCCCTGGCTACTGTCAGCGGCACCTTGACGCTGAACGGGCGAGTAATCAACGGGACGCCGGCTTCCCCGCTGCCAATGCCGACGGCGACTAATCTGCAGACCATTGCCGCCAAGCTCACCAGCGGCGGGAACGATTCTGGCCTGTGTTTGTACGCAGAAGGCCACACTGCCGGCACGTCCACCGGGCACACTTACAACCTCGGCTCGTGGATCAACATCGATGATGGCGCGGTGCCAGCGGCCGGCCACATCCATGTCCCGTTCGAGGGCGGCGTCTACGAAGGCGCGGCGACCATGACCAATGCCCGCATCGTCTTCGGCGGCCAGCATCAGGCGATTTTGACCGGCACCCCGGCATCGCTGCACGCCTGGCGCCTGAACACGACCAAAACGATCACCGCCGTGTTTGCCGCAGCCAACGCTGGCTCGATCGGCTACAGCGCAGGAGTCGGCGCGGGAACCGCAGTCGGCTGGATCAAGATTGCCGACATCGTTGGGGTCGGCGTGGTGTACGCGAAGGTCTACAGCGCGACCTAACCCATGCTCAACGCCACCGATCCAAGAACGACAGCTATCCTCGGCGTGCTGCAACTGCAGCGCGACCGAGCGCTGGAAGAGGTGGTATTGCTCGCGGGCGACATCGCCGAAGCCAAGGCGCAAATCGCCGCACTCGAAGCCGCGCTGGCGGCGAAGAACCCCGAAGCACAACCGGAGACGCAACCGTGAAGAAACTTTTGTCGTTTCTCAAGACCTTCTACCGGGTCGCCGTCATTCAATTGCTCCCCGCAGGCATGGTAGCCGACGAGGCGGCAGTTTTCGGCTTGATAGCGATGATGCACAACCTCAACTGCTACGCGGTGACAACTAACACCGAGGACGTTGCCGGGCTTACGGCCATCACGCTCACAGCAAGCAGCGCATATTCAGGGGTGACGATATTCTCTGGCGGCGCAGGCGGCGGAGTGGCGGTTACTTTGCCGCTTACGCCAGAGGTCTTTAACCTGATAGGGCCGACGGTGCCAATCGACGGCAGTTTTTCCAAGCGCATCACCTTTGTCAACAACGGGACCGGCCAAACCCTTACCGTCGGCGCTGGAGATGCCAGCACGACCTTGGACGGCACGATGACCCTCGCCAACAACACGGTGCGGGACTTCCTGCTTACCATTACAGGCGCAACGACGCTCCAGTTGCAGAACTTGGGCGCCAAGGCAATCTGATGTCGAATTTTCCCGCCTCGCCGGCGTCAACCGGCGCCACATAGGAGCAGCACTCATGTTGATAGCAGCATGGCGTTTGATTCTCTTGTTTTTGACTCTTGGAGCTGAATCCCCCGGAGAAGGCGAAACCGAAACGCCCGGAGAAGGCGAAACCCCCGGAGAGGCAGAGACCCCCGGCGAAGGCGAAACCCCCGGCGAAGGCGAAACCCCGGGCGAGGAAACCACCGGCGACGCGACCCTTGACGACCTCATTGATCACGTCGAAGAGACGCCGCCCGGCGGCAAGGGGCCGAAGGAAAACGCTGCGATTCGGGAAGCTCGGCGCAGGGCGCAAGAAGCCGAGTCCAACCTGGAGCGCGAGCGCCAAGCCCGGATCGCCGCCGAAGCTCGACTCACGCAGCCTGCCGACCCCGATGCGGCGTTCTTCCAGCAGGAAGAAGCCCGCCTCAGAGACCCGGCGATTACCGAGCTTGAGCGCTGGCAGATTTCGTCCAATCGCACCATTCGCGCCAACAAGCGCAGTTCCGATCAAGCCCTTTTTGCCGCGAACGACGCGGGCGATCGCGCCGCCTTCGACCGCTTGGAAATCACCAAGCCGAAGGTGTACCAGCGCTACGCCGAGCGGGTTGAAAAAGCCATGGCCGACATGCGAGCGAAGGGGCAGAATGCGCCCCGTCTCGCGGTGTTGCGCCTGCTGATCGGCGACGACATCATGACCGGCAAAATCGGCGCCAAGAGAAAAGCGAAAGCAGCAGATGAGGACGCCAACAGGACAACGGTCAATCGCGGCAAGCCCACCGGCGCACGCTCGGATGTGAGCGCCAAGCAGCGCTTGACCGATCACCAGAAACGGATTGCGAGGATCGAAAACCAACGCATCTGACACCCGGCAACGGGCGGGAGATTTCAACATGAGAATGAGAAAATGGACCTTTCTGCTTAGCGCCTTCCTGGCCCTCGGCGTAACCAACGTGGCGGCAACGTTTGTCGCCGATGTCGAGGCGTACATTCAGGAAGAAGTCGAACCGCTGGCGCGACGCCATCTCGTCGCCTACCAGTTCGGCAAGCCCCTGCATCTCGATACGTCGCGCGGAACGACTTACACCGCGACACGGTATCAACGCCTGCCGCTGCCCTTCCAGCAATTACAGGAGGGGGTGGCTCCCCCTGGAGCGGCGATGACGCTGTTTCAGGTCACCGCTCACGCCCAGCAATGGGGCGATCTGGTACGCGTGACTGACGTTGCGAATTTGACGATCAAACATCCGCTTTTCCAGCAGGCCATTCAACTGGTCTCGCTGCAAATGCCGGAAACGCTGGAGCGCAACACGATGAACACGCTCTTAGCGGCGAATCAGGTCAACTTCGCGAACAACCGCGCCAACCGGGCGGCGATCGTCGCAACCGATGTGATGACGCCACACGAAGCGAACAAGATTTACGGCTCGCTCGTGACGTACGGCGCACCGCTCTTCAACGGCACCGAGCGCGAAGACCTAATGATCGAGGCCGGCGCCTATCGCGATCCCTCGAAATCGCCGTCGGTCATGGAGCATTACGTTGCGCTCATCCATCCGCTGCCGGCCCAGGACATGCGCGAGAACGCACAGGTCAATACCGCTTGGGCGTTCAGTGATGTCAACCGCCTCTACAACAACGATCTTGGCGCTTGGGGCGGTCATCGCTGGTGTCAGACCAACATGATGCCATGGTGGGTTGGCGTCGCCCAGGTGAACGGCACCGCATCGGTGATAGGGGGTGCGCTGGTCACAGCGCCCCTTTACTATATCCAGGTGACAGGAATGCCTGCGCGAACCTCGGTCGAGCAGCGCATCTACCAGCTCAGTGCCGCCATGAATGCGCTCGCTGGCGCTGGCATCACTACCGGCTCGATCAGCGTGACGCTGCCGACGCTTGCCAACTACGTTTTCAATGTGTACATCGGCACGACCACGAGCCCCGCCACTCTCGGCCTTACCACGTCGGGACCGACGACCGGCCCGCTTGCAGGCCAGGCAACCCAGCTCGCTTCGGGCTCAACGGTGGTCATTACCGGGATCGGCACCGCGCAGACGCCGCCTGCGGCGCCCGCAACCGGGGTTACTGTGTTCCCGACCATCTTTATCGGTCAGCACAGCTACGGACAGGTGATTCTGGAAAATCCCGAGTTTCACTACCTGACCGGGGCGGACAAATCCGATCCGATGAACCAGACGCGGGTCGTCAGTTGGAAGGTGTTCTACGGCTCGATCATTCTCAACCAGGCGTTTCTCGTCCGGTGCGAGTCATCGAGTGCGTTCACGCCGGGCTACACCGCCGGAACGATGGCAGAAGCCTCATAAGCTTCAAAGCAAGCTGACGAGGTAGCAAAACCCAATCGGCGGGAGGGCTCACAAGGCTCTTCCGCCGTTTTTACATAGAGAGGGAGTACGACCCATGCCGAAGAAGAAGCAGGACACCGAAAAGCAGAACTTGACGCCCGAGCAGATCGCCCAAGAAGCATTTGCAAAGATCGTGTCGACCAAAGATACCGGGCCGGGCGACGTCAACAAACTATTGGCCGAGATTGCGGACCTCAAAAAACAGCTCGCGCTCTCAGAGCAACAGCGCTCCGAAGTCGAGAAAGCGGCGCTTGCTGCTGCGGAGTCGCAGGGCATGCTGATGCAGCGGGAGATTCAGGAAGTCCCCACAGGGAAGTTCGTCAAGGTCAAGCGCGCGGTCGACAAGGATGGCAACCCAAGCTACAAGGTCGTCGGCTACCGCGACGATGGCCGGCCGATCATCAAGCCGGTTTTCCGCGACGTGGAGCTGCCCACGTACTTCTACAAGATCGACATCCCGCCGGTTGGCGGCGAGGGAATGCGGATCAACGAGATGGCCCTTTACCACGGCGCGGTGTACGAATTCGACATTGACACCCTGCGCACGGTCAAGGAGATGGTCTTTCGCCTATGGGACCATGACCGCAACATCCACGGCAGCGATGAGAACGTTTATCGCAAGCCCGTTCATGCCCAGTTTTCCGGCAAGACCGGGGGGCGGGTCGTATGAGCGAAGCCCAAAAACCAAATGGCGAGCGAGTCATCGTCGGCAACTTGGACGCGATGCTGACCACCGGCGATCCGCGCACGCAGATTCAGCAGAGTTTCAAGGTGACCGGGTACCTGTATTCGGACGACACGCCGCGCGAAGTGCATGAGCGCGTAGATACGTTTCAGGCGGTCATCGATCGCCAGGTGAACAAGATCGAAATCGTCCGCAAGCGCGACCAACGGCGCGCGCACCTTCTCAACATCGAGCAGATCAAGAAGACCTACGACGAAGCGCTCGACAAGAGGAACGCCGGGAAAAGGCTGAAGACCGTAGACCTTCAGCGGATCGAGCAAGGCGATGCGACCCTGAGAGCGGCGACCGAAGCTCTGGCAAAGATCGACGCGGACATCTCCGATCTGGAAGCCAGGGTACGAGTGACCTGAAAAGGAATAGGCCATGCAAGCACAAGCGATATGTTTGCTCGTCTCCCGAATCGCCAAGGGCGGCACCGGCATGGTCGCAATTGCCGGGCAGATGTTGAACCTTGTGCTTGAAGACCTGAAGCTCAACAGAGATTTGAAGGTCAACCGGGTGACGCAAACCCTCAACGTCCAGGCCGGCAGCAACGGACCCTTTACGCTTGAGACTGACTATCTGCGGACCTACGACCTGTTCTACCCGATCCCTTCGGGCATCGGCACGGCGGGCATTCCGCAATTCCTGCACCCGATCACGATGGAGCAGTACGACGCGGAGTTCAAAGATCCGGGTCTGTCCGAGTATCCGTACGAATTCGCGACCGATCTTTCAACGCAGGCCAAGACCGCAAGCGCCAGCAAGGGCTATCTCTGGATCTACCCGCAAGCGAACGTTGCTCTCGGCATGACGCATCGCTACATGCGCGATCAGCCAGACATCACCAATCCCGAGAGTTCAACGGGAACGCCCTGGTTCACGTTCACCGACTACCTGATCACCGCAGCGGCCGGCCGGATGATGGGCGTTACCGGCGATGATCGGCACACGGAATACATGGCAGAAGCGGACAAGATGCTTCGGCCGCATTTGATTATGGAAGGAGACGAACAGCAAACGGTGAAAACTGTAAAGCTGGACCCTCGCCATTTCCGGGCCAACCGCGCGGTGAGGGTAACTAAACACGATCCGTTCTAGGAGCATGGCGCCGTGGGCACCGATGTTCGCCTCGTTCTGGGTGTCCCGATTCCCCTTAACTTTGGGATTCAAAGCGGAGCCTCGCCCAACACTCCTATTTGCATAGACTCGGCCAACGGTGTTTCTTGGTTTCTCAAGGATGGGGTCGTCACGCCGATTCTTGCAGGAGCGGCCTTTGGCGAGATGTGGGCCAGCAACGTCTCCATCGTCGTCGCTGTTGCGCTCGTGGACGTCCCTTACGAAATTACCTCGGGTCTCTCGGCTGGAGAATTGTATTTATGCACGTTCGGCGGCAATCACTACAT